ATCAGGAGCAGGTGCTGCTGGGCAAGTAACTTATTGGAATAGTCAAAACGAAGTTGCAGGTGATAATAATTTATTTTTTGATAGCACTAATAAAAGATTAGGTATTGGAACTACTAGTCCAGTTCAAAACCTAGATGTTTCTGGAAATATAGCATCAAACAGTATATATCTATTCGATTCTACATCAAACGATAGGCTTGTATTAGATTTAGATGTATCTGATAATCTTCAAATATCAACAGGAACGTCGGCAGGTTCTAGGGCGATTACATTTATTACAGAGGGTTTAGAAAGAATGCGTATTAATTCTGCTGGTGATATATTCATATCTCCAAGAGATACAGCTGCTAGTTCTGGTAGTGGAATATTATACTTTAAAAATGTAGATGACAACTCAGCTACTATAAACGGAGGTTCAATACGTACAGTAGATAGTACTAATAATCCTTCTGGTGCAGATATGCGCTTTCAAGTAGCTAATGATGCTGGTACTTTATTTGACGCTGTAGCTATAGATTCTAATGGATTTATGGGTATTGGAAATATGGCTCCAGATTATACATTAGATATAAGTGGTTCCGCTAGAATTAATAGTTCAGTAAGTAACGCTGTTCAGTTAGTTATAGATAATTCAAATACTACAGACGCTGGTACAGAAACATCAGAAATAAGATTTACACATTACAGAAGTTACGTTCCTGGTCAAAATGTTGCTGGTAATATTATAGTAGGTAAGGAAGAGCCTTGGAACGCGGCTAATGATAGGAACTCTTATATGTCATTTAAAACTAGAACAGGTGCCGCGGGTGTAACTGAAAAAATGCGTATTACTTCAGTAGGCAACGTAGGTATTGGAACTACTAGTCCTGATTATAAATTACATACAAAAGGCACGGTAAATGGTAATGTAAACATAGCTGTTGAAAATGCTAGCACAGGGGTTGACGCTTATTCTTCATATCGCCTTAAAAACGACTCTATTGATACAGCGGTAGTATTTTTAAACGGAAGTAATAACACAAATTATGCTGGTGCTAGTTCATTAAACATGTATCAAGGTACTAGTTTGCCTTTAGGTTTTGTTACCAATAATTTACTAAGAATGATTGTGGCTGGTGATGGCAATGTTGGTATTGGAACTGATAGTCCAGATAGAAAATTAGAAGTAGAGAATACAAGTGGAGCAGGAGATGTGTGTATAACTGGTACTACTGGTTCTAGATTATATTTTAGACCTACAAGCTCATATACACCCGGTGGTAATTTCGGTATACTTGTTACGGGATCAGGAGCTCCTGAATATTTAAGCACAATGTCAATTACGGGTTATGGTAGTGGAATAAATACTCTCATGACTTTAAAAGGAGATGGTAATATTGGTATAGGTACTACTAGTCCTAGTTCTAAATTATCTATTGGTGGTAACGCTATCACTACTTTAAAACCAACCGCTGTAATTTCTGATACAATAAATGGCGCATCTTTAACTTTAAGAGGTCAAAGTCCCATATTGTTTTTTGATGGAACCGCGGCGGGAGTCCCTAAAATCTTAATGGACGGTCAAGGTATTGAATTTAAAACAGGAACTTTAGATACACAAGGAGATGTAAATTTTAGTTTAGATAGTTCTGGCGACGTATCAATTCAAAACACTACTGGTAGTATATTTAATTTAAGAAGAGATGATACTAGTATTGTATCTGGTGATGATTTAGGTTCTATATTTTTCCAAGGTAATGATCCTTCAAGCCCTTTTAAAAGTGGAGCTGCTATAATAGGTGAGGGTGATGGAACCTGGAATATGGGTAGTCCAAATGTTTACCCTTCTAGACTTTTATTCCAAACAGCAAAACAAAACACTTTGATAACCGCGATGAGAATTTCGTCAGATCAAAATGTAGGTATTGGAACTACTACTAACGCGGGTGCTAAACTAGAAGTAGCTAATTACGCAGAAGGAACTTATTTAATTGTTGGTGGTGATACTGCGTCTAACTCTAGAGCTTTAGCATTTACATCTTCTACTTCAGGAGTTACAAACGGCGCATTACACACTATAAACGCACAATCAGGAAATGGTGTAATTGCTTTGGCAACTGCAGGCGCAGAAAGAATGCGTGCTGATAATGCAGGTAACGTGTTGTTTGGAACTACCGCAACACCAGACGGAACTAGTGCTTATGGTAGTGGGTTTATACCTGTTAGTACAGATAAAGTTGCTTTAAGAATGGCATCAAGCTCTACAGCACAAGGCACATTGATTGAATTTTTTAATCCTAATGGAACTGTTGGTCATATAACAATATCAGGGTCTGCAACTACTTATTCAACTTCTTCTGATTATAGGTTGAAAAAAGATCTAAAAGATTTTGATGGTCTTGGTAAAGTTTCTAAAATTCCTGTGTACGATTTTAAATGGAAAGTAGATAATTCTAGTTCTTATGGAGTTATGGCTCATGAGTTACAAGACATATTACCAGATGCGGTTTCAGGTGAAAAAGACGGAGAAGAAATGCAAGGAGTAGATTACAGTAAAATAGTACCACTATTAATTAAATCAATACAAGAACTTGAAGCTAAAGTAAAAATCTTAGAAAACAAGTAATAATAGACATATACCTGCTCGGTTAAGAGCGCAAAACCAAATATAAACTTAAAACCAAAATTATGACGTTTTATTATCAGACTAGAACGTGGAATAGTCAACCACAAATTTCAGAAGAAACCATTGACCTTTGGAAACATCTTTCAGAAAAATCAAACTGGAGAATAACCCAATTACCAAACGGTTTTTATCAAACTGAATACCAAGATCCAAATGAAGATACTTGGCACGACGTTACAAGGCGTGAAACTATAGAAGGAGCAGAAACTGCTATCGATGGATCGGTAGAGCATTATGCTAAAAAAGTAGATTTCTTAAAAGGCCCGAAAGTCGTGAAAACCTTTAAATAACAAATACAATACAATTTAATCATGTCAAATCTAATAGTTAAAAATCTTAACTTCGGTAACGAAGCTAGGAACAAAGTATTTGAAGGGATAACAAAACTCACAACTGCTGTTAGCTCCACACTCGGAGCTAGCGGTAAGTGTGTGATGCTAGAAGATGCTACAGGTAAACCAATTATTACAAAAGATGGTGTAACAGTAGCAAACTCAGTAATCTTGTTAGATCCTGTAGAAAATATGGGTGCAACACTTTTAAAAGAAGCTGCACGTAAAACAGTTCAACAAGCCGGTGACGGTACCACAACAGCAACAATATTAGCACACGCTATATTATCTCATGCATACGAAGTTGCTGATAAAACAAATTCAAGAGAATTAAAAGAAGGTATAAACTCAGCTGTTGAAAAAACAATAAAATATTTAGAATCAATATCTGTTCCTGTAAAAGGAGATATGATTGATCAAATAGCTACAATATCAACCAATAACGATCCTGAATTAGGTAAACTAATTGCAGATGCTTTTAGAGCTGTAGATCTTACTGGTGTAGTTATGATGGAACCTTCACCAGTTGGTAAAACAGAAGTTGAAATAATAGAGGGTTCGCAATATGATAAAGGACTTACAAATAGACATTTCATTACAAATGCTGATACTGCTTCTGCAGAACTAGAGAATCCATTAGTACTGTTAATTGAATCTAAAGTAGATACAATAAGGCAAATACAAACAGTGCTAGAGTACGTAATAAAAAACAATAAACCTTTGCTTATTATTGGCGATTTAGAACAAGGTGTTTTATCTGCTCTAGCTATGAATAAAATAAAAGGCAATATAAAAGTTAATGTTGTAAACGCACCCACATACGGTGTAAACAGAAAACAACTACTTGATGATTTGTCTTTACTTACAGGTGCTACAATTATAAACGAAGATCTTGGTGATGACTTAGATTTAGTTAAAGTAGAATACTTAGGTAAATGCTTAAAAAGTATTACAACAGATAATGAAACTATTTTACAAGTTAGTGAAACATCTGATGAGGTAAAAGAAATTATTAAAGATATAAAAAATAAGTTATCTGAAAAGAATACAGCTTATGAAGTAGTTAAGTTAGAGAAAAGACTAGCAATGTTAGCTGCTAAAATAGCAATAGTAAAAATAGGTGCAAACTCTGATGTTGAACTAAAAGAAAAACAAGATAGAGTTGAAGATGCTATATGTGCTACTAAAGCTGCAATAAAAGAAGGGATAGTTCCAGGTGGTGGTATTGCTCTACTAAACGCTGCTTTAAACATGAAGGAAGAAAATGTTGGAGAAAAAGTTTTAGGTAAAGCTATATTATCCCCATTTAAAACAATACTAGACAATGCAGGTTTTAAGGAATATACAATTCCAGCTGAAGATGGTCATGGTATTAATGTTGTTACAGGAAATATGGTACATATGATTGATAACGGTATAATTGATCCGTTATTAGTTACAAAAAGCGCTCTTCAAAATGCAGCTTCAGTGGCTACTACTATTTTATCAACCGATTGTGTAATTAATAATATTAGAGTTGATGAAAGCAGTAGGTAGAAACTTAATAATAAAAATAAAAAAAGAGGGAACCACCAAAACAACAGGTGGTTTACTTCTTGCAGAAAAACAACGTGAAGACATTAGATATGTAGAAGCAGTTGTAATTTCTGCTGGTGAAGATGTAGCAGGTATTAAAGTAAATGATAAAATATACTTTGATAGACATGCTGGACATAAGATAGAAATAAATAAGAAATCATATCGAGTAATTAAAGCACAAGACATAGTTGTTGTATTATGAAATTAAATGCTAGTGATATTAAGAGTTTAAACTTAATGAAGCATTATCGTATTATAAGAAAATGGGCTTGTAAAAACAATGATTTAAACGATAGTGATTTAGAGTTATTAATATATCTAGACTGTATAGATTTATTTACAATAAAAGATTTCAAAATAGGTACATATGCTTATAGTTGGGATAACAGAAGATGGAATAGATTAATACAAAATGATTGGATAGTTGTTTGGCGTAATAGAAACAGAACAACTCAAAAATATAATATATATAAAGTTTCTTTTAAAGGTAAGCAACTTATAAGTAGAATATATAGAATCATGCTTGGTCAAGAAGATATAAATATCGGTAGTAGAAACAAACTTATAACTGGTAGTTCTTACACTGATAAAGTAATGACAAAAGCAATTTATAATATAAACAAAGATAAAACAAGGTAATTATGGGATACGTAAGTGACGCACAAAGAAAAGCAGTTCACGCTAGTAAAGCAGACGGTGGTAAAGGTAATCCAAACAAAATGCTTACACCATTAAAATTTGGAACTGCAGGTTTATTTGGCAGCATGGGAGGTAATCAAATGATTAACTCTTTAACTAACGCTAATGCAATGGCTGCAGCACAACAAGCTGCATCGCAAGCTCAAAACACTATGGGTGGTGGTGGTATGAACGACTACAGTCAACCTATAATGACAGGTAGTTTAGACCCAATGACACAACAAATTGGTCTAGGTATGTTTGGTGGTATGAATGCTAGACAAAGAGCTGTTGCTGGTTCTGGATTAATGATGGGTTCACCATTAGATTCACACACTGATGCTCATATGAAAAAGCAAGCTAATAGAAAAGCTAAGCAAACAGGTGGTGATGCTCAAGAAATATATTATGAAATGAAATCAGATCAAATGGAAAAAGAAAAAAAGAAAGGAGATCCTGATGAAGAAAAAGCTAAAAGAGACGAATCAATGAGTAGAGGTGCTCAAGGAGAATTAAACTAATAAATAAATTATGAATCACGATATTGATAAAATAAGAAAAAACCCTAAACTTGAAGGTCAAATAGGGGAAAACGCTATCTGGGAAGGACCATTAAGTAAAGTTGGTTTTCCAATGGGTCAAGGATCTAGCTCGGGTATAGTTGGTATGGAGGTTTCAAAAGCTGAATCTATGTATAAAGCTGGACCTATAACTAAAATCGCTAAAGGAAGATAATTATGAGCTACTATCAAATTAATAGTCCTTTTTTAAAAGAAGGATTTCCAGAAATAAAAGAAGAAAATAAAGGTAAATTCACTAGATGGGTAAAAAAGAATATGCCTGGTAAATCAACATGCGAAGCAGCTAGTTCTGTAATGGCTAAAAAAGATAACTATAGTGAAGCTGTAGTTAAAATGGCTAACTATGCTAAAAACTTTGGTTGTTCAAAAAAATAAATTATGAGTTCACCTTTTAATAAAGTATTTCAAGAAAACAGTCCACTAAAACAAGGTGGATATGTAGGTGGCGGTGATATTGCTGGAGCGCAATACGTACCAACAGGGCAAATGTATGCTAATATGTTTGCTAAAATAGGGCAAGCAATATCTGATATTGGAGCAACAAAACAAAAGAAAAAAGATAGAATAAATCTAAGTGATGAAGCTTATGAAGCTAAATACGGTGAAAAAAAATTAACAAATTAAAATGGGACATAAAGGATACTACGGACAATACACTGGAAACTCTAAGTTTTCAAAAGATCATGCTCACACAAGAGTAACATCTAGTAATTATAAAGCAACTGAAAGAGATGACGCTGCTCATATTGATTATCTAAAAAGAGATATTAAATACGATGACAAACATGGTCATAGTGATGAGAAAATGACTGCTGATGAAAAGCATATATCTAAATTAGCAGGTGATATGAAATATGATAAAAGACATCATGGTTCTCCAGCTAAACATGATGCACCTTCAGGTAGAAGTCATATACACACTAAATACCACACTTCTTATGAAGGAGATGCTACTTTTCCTAAAGACAAAGCAAAAGGTTTAAAAGTTAGCAAAGGGGATCATGGTCCTGTAAAAACTAAAACAAAAAAAAGCAAAGCGCCTACACAAATGCATTGCACAGGTAAAAGAAAAAAATAACTAATAAAAACTAATATTATGCCTTACGGAAAAACACCCGCTAAAATGGGACACAAAGATTCTGCTATGGAAATGAGTCCTTATAAAATGGGACATGATTCACCAGCTAAAAACCAAAACAAAGGTTACGCTAAACAAGAAAGAAAAGACTTATTACAAGATAATCCAGTTGCAAAAGATGCAAGTGGAGGAAGATCATGGATGTCTAAACATTCAAAATCAGGAATGGGATCAGCTATGAAAATGGGTCACGAGTCTCCTGCAAAAGCTGTTAAGCCAGATTTTCCAGATATTGATGGAGACGGTGATAGAAAAGAATCTATGAAAAAAGCTGCTCAAGATAAAAAGAAAATGAAAAAATAACAGTAGAGAGCTGTATAAAACTCAACATTAACATTTAACATTAACATTTAACATTAACATTATGGCAAATTACATTAAAATTAAAGCTATCGACGTAAACGTTGCTAACCAACTTTCAGACATTTTAATTGGAAACGTTGCTTCTGTTTATCAAGGATTAGCAAACGGAGATGCTGATGCTAACAAATTTACAGTTTACGCTGACGGTAAAAGTTACTTATTCACAGTTACTGGAAAAGGTAAAGAGTGGGCTGATCAATTTATTTCAGCTGTTACTGCTAACCCAGGTGGTATTATGTCAATTGTACAAAACAGTACAGGCGTAAAAGTAACTGATATAGTTGTTGCATAAGTATGAAATCAAGAGGTTTAGGAGACGATATAGAAAAGTTTACTAAAGCTACTGGTATCAAAAAAGTAGTAGACACAGTTAGCAAGGGACTTAATATCCCTTGCGGCTGCGCTGCTAGAAAAGGAGCATTAAACAAAATATTTCCTTATAAAAAATAATATGGCTTTTAAATTAACTAACCCTCCATACAAACTAGATAGCACTCCAGTTTATCATGTAGATATGGAAGAAGGTGTAATGGGTAAAGCTAATAATAATGGTACTATTATTATAAACAAAGACTTAAAACCTAATCAAATCCCAGAGGTTATAGCGCATGAAAAAGTTCATATTGATCAAATGCGTAGAGGTGATTTAGATTATGATGATAATTATGTATATTGGAAAGGTAAAAAATACTCTAGAGCTACAATGAAAGAAGGAGCTAAAGATTTACCTTGGGAAGCAGAAGCATATAAAAAAGCATGAGTAAAAAGAAATTTAAAGATACAACTGTTGGTCAACTATTGTTTGGCGCGGCATCTGTAATTAACCCTACATTAGGTAGTGTGTTACAAGGTGTAACATCTCCAAAAGAAGCTATCGAAGCTATTACTAAATCTGATGCTCCTGCAGAGGATAAAGTAAAACTACAACAAATAATATACGATCAACAAAATAAAGAAATACAAGCTATCACTTCAAGATGGCAAGCAGATTCTATGTCTGATTCATGGCTAAGTAAAAATGTACGACCATTAGTATTAGTATGGTGTATAGTTATATTTTCAATGGCTGGAATATTAGACAGTATAGAAACACTGCCGTTTCATATAAATGAGTTATGGAATGATACTTTCGAGAAGATAATGATGTCCGTTGTGTTAGCCTATTTCGGCGGACGTACGACTGAAAAGGCAAGTAATATATTTAAGAACAATAAAAATTAAAATGAACAATATGTCAAAAAATCAACCAATAAGTTCGGTAGATGTAATACCAAGCGACACGATAAACATACCTCAACCAGGTAGTTATTTAAGTGGAGCTAGTAGCACAAATAATCTTACGCTAACAACTGCTGGTGCTAAGTTTGTAGACGGTACTTCTTCAGTTGGTAAATATCAAGTGGTTGCTGGTGGAGACGTTGTAATAGCTGGTACTGAAATGGCGCTTATAACATCTGTAACAAGTAACACAACATTAACATTACAAGCTCCTGGTATAACAGCAGCGGCGCCTTACAATTATAAAATATATAGAGGTAATGGTGGTATTCCTGGTACTAACGAAGGTAATAGTGGTTATAGTTTATACGTAGGCGGTACAGGTGATGTAACTGCAATAACTCAGCAAGGTGAAGAAATAGTAATGAAAAATATTGGTAACGCTTCATTTATACCTCAACAAGTTATTAGAGTAAAAGCAGCTGGTACTACAGCATCGGATATAAAAGCACTTTCATAACATGTCTACTATATTAGAGAACGCAATAGCGGTAGGAGCTCTTCCTATTGATCCAGGTTCTGGTAGTTCACCTAGTGTTGACTTTATTCTAGGTGAAAACGGAATAGACTTTCTTATAGGAGAAAACACAAGTCCTTCACTTAAATTCATGATCAAAAATCCATAATCCATGGCAAATATAAAATTCTCAGATTTTACAGTCGGTAATACCGAAGGAGATATAGACTTTGTAGTAGGCTACAAGGGAGCTAGTAATATTCAAATATCCCCAACTAATTTACTTGCTAGCGCACTTGGTAATTACTTACCACTCGCTGGTGGTACAATGACTGGTGATGTTAAATTTAATGATAATGTCAAAGCAAGATTTGGTACTGGATTAGACGCATATATACAACACGATAGTTCAAATACAGAAATTATAAACGCTACAGGTAATTTAAATATTAAAAATAGCGCATTGGATGGTGATATAATATTCTATTCAGATGATGGTAATGGTGGGGTTAGTGAATATTTTAAATTAGATGGTTCTAGAGCTAGTGGCTCTTATACATATACAACAAGACCTGATGGAGGAGTAATTACTTTTGGTGATGGTTTAGATTTAAGGTTGTGGCATGATCCTAATACAAACAAAAGTTATATGAGAAGCTATAACAACGATTTGTATATAGAAAGTATAACTGCAGATAAAGATATTTTATTTAGAGCTGATGACGGTAGTGGTGGTGTACAAACTTACTTTTATTTAGATGGTGGTAAAGTAGATGGTAGTAATATATTAGGCGCAACTGTATTCCCAGATAAATCTAAAATATACGTAGGTAGTTCTTATGATTTAGAAATATTTCACAATGGTGTAGATGATACTTGGATAGATAATATTAATGGTAATTTAAATATAAGAAACCAACAAAATAGTGGAGATATTATATTTAGATGTGATAATGGAAATGGCGGTGTTGCTGAATATTTTAGTCTAGATGGTGGCAATGTTCGTTTAAATGCTAAAGTTAATTTAAGAATATATGATGCTAAAAAACTGCAATTAGGAAATTCTGGAGATTTAGAAATATATCACAACAATAGTACAGATAATGCTAATATTGACAATAATACAGGAGATTTATATGTATCGCAATATACAAATGATGGAGATATTATATTTAGATCAGATGATGGTAGTGGTGGAATAGCACAATATTTTAGAGTAGATGGTGGGGAGGTTGAAACTAGATTTTTAAAATCAACATTGCATTTTGATAATGTAAAAGCAAAATTTGGAGATGGTGGAGATTTAGAAATATATCATAATGGTGTGGAATCTGTTATAGCTAATGAAACCGGTAATTTTTACATTAGTCAAAAATCTAATAATTCAGATATTATTTTTGAAAATGATGATGGTTCTGGAGGATTAGCTACATATTTTACATTAGATGGTAGTTTGACCCAAATGTGGGCTGATAAAGATATTCAGTTTTCAGATAATATAAAAGCTAAGTTTGGTGCTTCTAGTGATTTACAAATATATCACGGTGGAACAAATAGTGTTATAGATAATCTTACGGGTGATTTAATTGTAACTAATTTTCAAGATGACGGAGATATAAAGTTTTTATCAGATAATGGGTCTGGTGGAACTACTGAATATTTTATAGTTGATGGCACAAATCATAGAGTAAAATTTAGTAAAGATTCAGTACATACGGATAATGTAAAAGTGCTTTTTGGAGATTCTTTAGATTTACAAATCTATCACGATGGTAATAATAGTAGTTATATTACATCTACAACTAGCGACATATATTTAAGAAACGAGGGTAATAATGACAAAACATATATTCAAGCTACAAATAATGGTACAATATATAACTATATAACTATTGATGGTAGTGCAGATAGAGCTGTATTTTCAAGAAGTACAAGACATAACGATAATGTAGTTTCAACTTTTGGTACAAGCGAGGATTTACAAATTTATCACGATGGTAGTAATTCCTATATAAAAGATGGTGGTACAGGAGATTTAAGAATATGGGCTGATAGTCCAAATATTAGTACAGCATCAGGTAATAAAATATTTTTTGGTAATAATGGTGCAGCAGAATTATATTATACAGGTGGTGTTAAAAAATTTGAAACTACAAGTACAGGTATTAAAATTACAGGCGTATCAGAATATGCAGACAATACAGCGGCTCTTGCAGGAGGATTAACAACAGGAGATGTTTATAGAACAGGAGATTTATTAAAAATAGTACACTAAGAAATGGCAAATATAAAGTTTTCACAATTTACAGAAAAAACAACGCTAGGAACAGTAGATTTTTTAGTAGGATATACAGGTTCTGAAAACGTACAAATATCTCCAACAAACTTATTATCTACTTTTGCAACAGGAAGTGGAACTACTGGTTATATACCTAAATGGACAAGTGGATCAAATTTAGGAGATAGTATATTGGAAATCAATAGCGCTTTACCAAATGATATTATAATGCCACAATATATAAGGCATGCTGGAGACACTAACTCTTATTTTGGTTTTTACAGCAATGATACTTTTATATTAACAACAAGTAATAATGAAGTACTACGTGTTAATAGTGTTGGTAATGTTGGAATCGGAACTAACGCTCCAGTTTCTAAATTAGACGTAGTAGGTGGTGTAACAGCTCAAGGAACACTTGTTGCAACAGGTATATCACAACTTGGATCTAGTGGTGCTAATGTATATTTAACATCTTCTAGTGCGGGTAATGTAGGTATTGGGACTTCTTCACCAGCAAACAAATTAGACGTTAAAGGTGTTATAGGAATACAAAGAACTGTTAATACCGATACTTCTAATATTAACATGGAAGGTAACTTCAATTTTGTTGCCGCTTCCGGCTATTCTCACAGATTTGAACAAGCTGGCACAGAAGTAGCAAGGATATCACCAAATGGTGATGTAGGTATTGGAACTAATACTCCTGGTTTTAAATTAGAAGTGTCTGGTGGAGGTACTAAATCACCTTTTTTTACAAGTGATGGTGGTAGAGGGTTTAAACAAGATAGCGTTGCTTTTGTAGGTACATATTCAAATGGTAGTGATGCTAATGGAGCAAATGATTTAGGTAGTGTAAATAATAAATGGAGAGATGTTTATTTATTAGGTGGTGTTAACTCGACTGGAACATCAACTTTTGCGGGAGATGTTAGAGTTGAAGATAATTTATATTTAACAGATGCAAACACTGTAAGAGCTAAAATACAATTAAACTCAAGCGATAGAGACAATGTAGATATTAAAGCAGTCTCTTTAGGCTCCTTAATGAGATTTTATACAGTTGATACTTTAGCTTTAACTTTAGATGACTCCCAAAACGCAACTTTTGCAGGCTCAATAATTGTTCCAGAATATATAAAACATGAGGGTGATTTAGATACATCAATAAGATTTACTACTAATCAAATAAGATTATATACGGCGAATAATGTAGGCTTAACACTAGATTCATCACAAAACGCAACTTTTGCAGGAAACATACAAGTTAGTGGTTGGATAAAAGGCGCAAGTGATACAAATACACTTTATTCTGCTACAAGTTTAGGAACTTATTTGCAGGCTCCAACAAATAGTGGAACAGGTAGTAATATATATTTTAGAAATTTTAATGGAACAGTTTTTCAAACATTTAGTCAAGTAGATGGTAGTGCAACTTTTACTGGTGTTGTTAAAGCAGATGGTGGTAATGTAGCGCTTGGTAATATTAGTGGTGTTGCTAGATTACAACACGAGGGAAGTGGTCAGTTAAAAATGTTAAGCAGTGGTGATTCACACATTGCAACATTTACTAGCACTGAGGCAACTTTTGCAGGAGACGTGATTATGTCAAAAAACGCTGGGCCTACATTAAATATGAATACTAATTCAGCGGGTAATACTTCAAAAATTTTATTACACGAGGGTACTACTGGAAGTCCTGCTAATGGTGCATCTATAAGATATGATGGTTCTGCTAATAATTTTAGAATTGGAGTTGGGACAGATGTGGACACAACAAGATTAACAATAGACAGAGGTACTGGACTTGCAACTTTTGCAAATGATGTTAAAGTAACTGGAGAAATAACTGCAAGTACAGCAAATGCCACGTTAAATTTATTATCTGAGACTAATGGTAATAGTACAATTAATTTTGCTGATCCAGCGGATAACAATGTAGGTCAAATAATATATAGACATAATGGTAATAGTATGTCGTTTGATACTAACGACGTAGAAAGAATGCGTATAACATCATCGGGAGTTGTAGGAATTGGAACTGATGGACCGTTTAGTTTTGGAACTGGCTCTGAATCAGGTGTTTTTATACAACCAACCAGCTATATGGGTATTAGTGTTCCTACTAGCACAAGTACAGCTTTAATACTAAGGAGGTTAGAAGATGGAAGTGTGGTTAGATTTTATAATTCAAATTCTACAGCAGGTAATATAAATGTATCTGGTTCATCTACAGTATATGCTACATCTTCTGATTATAGATTAAAAGAAGATTTACAAGACTTTACAGGATTAGATATGGTTTCTAAAATACCTATTTATGACTTTAAATGGAAAGTAGATGAAAGTAGAAGTTATGGAGTTATGGCACACGAACTGCAAGAGGTTTTACCACAAGCAGTAACAGGAGAAAAAGATGCAGAAGAAATGCAGGGTGTAGATTACTCTAAAATAGTACCATTGTTAGTAAAATCAATACAAGAATTAAAAGCAGAGATAGAAGAGCTAAAAAGTAAATAGTGTAAAAATATAATAATAAGTGTAACTATTTAAATAGAAATATATTAACAAATTAAATTAAATTTCAAATGGCAAAAATTAAAGAAGAACAGTTAAAAGTAGTAACTGAGCAACAACAAAAATTAACAACCGTATTAAGTCAAATGGGTGTATTAGAAATCCAAAAACTTAATTTAGCTCAAGAAGTAAAAAACTTGGAAGGTGAAATAGAAAAGACTAAGAAAGAACTCGAAGAAGAGTATGGTAAAGTTAGCATTAATTTGTCTGACGGAACATACGAGCCTATTAAGGACGAGCAGGAAGATGCATAGTAATATAAGAAAGATCAGTATTGGATCTGATTATAAAAATGACGCCATGCATTACGCTGTTGGTCAGCAAGTGTATGGCGGTCATGAAATATCGCATATACTGTTTGAAACTTCTGACAGTTCTTATAATATTTATATAAGAAAAAACGATGAGGTATTACCATGGAAGAAATTTAATTCTAACATGTCAATATCTGTTGAGTACGATTTAGAGTATTAATGAGAAGCTTATATGACTTTATTGTAAAGCCAATTGGTGATAGATACAATAATGAAATACAAGTTGATGGTAAAAAACTTGTAGTTAATACTAAGATTGAATCTTGGAAGTTTGTAAATAGATTAGCAGAAGTAGTTGAAACACCAGTTGCTTTTAAAACTAATATAAAAAAAGGTGACACACTAGTTATACATCAAAATGTTTTTAGAACGTTTTATGATATGAGAGGTGAAAAGAAACAAAGTAGATCTTTTTTTAAAAAAGGTTTATATTTTGTTAGTTTAGATCAAATCTATTTATATAATAATAGTGATGGTTGGCATAGTTTTGGTGACCGTTGTTTTATTCAACCTATAAAAGACAAAAGTTCTCTAACAGTTGATAAAGAACAAAAGCTTAAAGGTATATTAAAATATGGTAATAGTTCATTAGAAGCGCTAGAAATACACCAGGGAGATGTAGTTGGGTATACACCTAACGGTGAATGGGAGTTTTTAGTAGATAAAGAGCGATTATACTGTATGAAATCTAATGATATTGTAATTAAATATGAACACCAAGGAGACGAAGAAAAATATAATCCAAGCTGGGCAAGTAGCGGTCAAGGAATTAATTAAGGTTGCTAAAGAACCTATTGTAGATTCAGATGATGATATATCTGCAGACAGATTAAAAAACGCTGCTGCTACAAAAAAGCTAGCCATATTTGATGCGTTTGAAATACTTAATCGTATTGAAGAAGAAAAGAATATGTTAGAGGATAAACCTAAAGAAAATAAAAAGCAAACTAATTTTAAAGGTTTTGCTGAAGGAAGATCTAGGTAATGTACGAGCAAAATTTATATACAATATTAGATGATTATATAACTCCTAAAACTATTAAGAAATATAATAGATTAAAAAAATGGGAGTATGGTTACAATGAACAGCATGATATGGTTGTCATTAGTAAAGATGGAACTATAGGTGAAATATATGAAATACAAAATCTTAAAATAGCTTTACCAAAAGCTAAGAATGTTCATAAGTTTGAAAACAACAAATGGAGTAAGACTGAGTATCCTAAATCACTAAGTAAAATAAAAACAGTTTTTGATTGGAAGCAATATCCACAAGACTTTAAAGAAAAATGGTATGACTACATCGATAATGAGTTTACCCGTAGGGAGGAAGGTTTTTGGTTTTATAACAAAAACGTTGCTACTTACCTTACTGGTACTCACTACATGTACTTGCAGTGGTCTAAAATTGATGTCGGGGCACCAGACTTTCGGGAGTCAAATAGATTATTCTTCATTTTCTGGGAAGCTTGTAAAGCAGATATACGATCCTATGGAATGTGTTACCTTAAGAACAGGCGTTCTGGGTTTTCATTCATGGCATCGGGAGAGGTGGTTAACCTGGCAACTATATCCAGTGACTCACGATATGGCATTTTATCAAAGTCTGGGCCTGATGCCAAGAAGATGTTTACCGATAAGGTGGTACCCATATCAGTTAACTATCCCTTCTTTTTCAAACCGACCCAGGACGGAATGGACCGTCCAAAGACCGAACTTGCCTACCGTGTCCCCGCAAGTAAGTTCACCCGTCGTAAGCTCACCGCCTCCGCCGCCGACGAAACCGCCGCGGATGAATTACAGGGACTTGACACCACCATCGATTGGAAGAACACCGGTGACAACTCCTATGATGGGGAGAAACTCAAACTCCTCGTACATGATGAATCGGGCAAGTGGGAGAAGCCGAACAACATCCTCAACAACTGGAGGGTTACGAAAACCACCCTCAGGTTAGGTAGTAGAGTTATTGGTAAATGCATGATGGGATCAACATCGAATGCATTAGATAAAGGAGGTAGAAATTTTAAAAAATTATATGATGACTCAGACGTCACTAAGAGAAACAGCAATGGACAGACTCGCTCAGGATTATATAGTTTGTTCATACCTATGGAATGGAACTACGAAGGATACATTGATTCTTATGGCTTACCTGTATTCAATACGCCAAAAAAATCCGTTACAGGACCTGATGGAGGAAAAATAAAATTAGGTGTTATAGAGTATTGGAACAATGAAGTTGAAGGTTTGAAAGATGACCAAGATGGTTTAAATGAATTTTATAGACAGTTTCCGCGTACAACTAAACATGCTTTTAGAGATGAGTCAAAACAATCTTTATTTAATCTAGGTAAAATTTATGAACAAATAGATTTTAATGAAGATTTAAAAAATAGTATAGGTGTTACAAAAGGTAGTTTTCAGTGGGAAAACGGAGAACAAGACACTAAAGTAATATTTATTCCAAATAGACAAGGTAGATTTTTAATTACTTGGATACCTGATATTCAAGTTCAAAATAGAAGATATATTAAAAATGGAGTAAATTACCCAGGTAATGAACATATGGGAGCTTTTGGTTGTGACCCTTACGACATATCAGGAACTGTAGACAAAAGAGGATCAAACGGATCTTTACATGGTTTAACTAAGTTTAGTATGGAAAATGCTCCACCTAATCATTTCTTTTTAGAATATATAGCTAGACCACAAACAGCGGAGATATTTTTTGAAGATGTACTTATGGCTTGCGTATTTTATGGTATGCCAATACTTGCAGAGAATAACAAACCTAGATTACTTTACTATTTTAAACGTAGAGGCTATAGAGGTTACGCAATGAATAGACCTGATAAAAAAAGAAATAAATTATCTGTAACAGAAAGAGAAATAGGTGGAATACCTAATTCTAGTGAAGATATAAAACAAGCTCACGCAGCTGCTATTGAAACATATATAGAACATTATGTTGGTTTAAAAGAAACTGGATATGGTGATATGTATTTTCAACGAACACTAGAAGACTGGGCAAAATTTAATATAAACAACAGAACAACACATGATGCTTCTATTAGTTCAGGTTTAGCTTTAATGGCTTGCAATAAACATAGATACGCGCCAAACGTTAAACGAATAATAAAACCTGTTGATTTAGGTATAAAAAGATACAACAACAAAGGAACGACATCAAAAATTATAAGTTAAATGAATATATATAGTAATACTAATAGTCCTTTTCCAAGCCAAGTAGTGAGCGATGCAGAGAAAGCTAGTTTAGAGTATGGAATGCAAGTTGCTCAAGCTATTGAACAAGAGTGGTTTTCACAAGGTAGGACTAGTGGTAATAGATACTTAACTAACTGGAATAATTTTCATCAGTTAAGATTATATGCTAGAGGTGAGCAGTCAATACAAAAGTATAAAGATGAATTAGCTATAAACGGTGATTTATCTTATTTAAATTTAGACTGGAAACCTGTACCTATATTATCTAAATTTGTTGATATAGTTGTAAATGGTATATCTTCTAAAACTTATGATATAAAAGCTTATGCTCAAGATCCTAACTCTATAAAGAAAAGAACTGAGTACGCTTCAAAAATTTATGAAGACATGTTATCTCAAGAATATCTAGATAACTTAAAACAAACTTTAGGTATTGATTTATATCAAACACCTAGTACTACAGTTGTTCCAGAAACGCCAGAAGAACTAGAGCTACATATGCAATTATCATATAAGCAAAGTGTAGAAATAGCAGAAGAAGAAGCTATATCATCTGTACTTGCTCAAAATAAATATGATTTAACTAAGCGTAGATTAAATATGGATTTAACAGTTTGTGGTATTGCAGCTGCTAAAACTAATTTTAATACGGCTGAAGGTATTACTGTAGATTACGTAGATCCAGCTTATATGGTTTATTCTTATACAGAGGATCCAAATTTTGAAGATATATACTACGTTGGTGAATTAAAAGCTATTACAATACCAGAACTTAAAAAAGAGTTTCCAGGTATAACTGAAGAAGAATTAAAAAGAATACAAGCAATGCCTGGTAATAGATCTTATATTACAGGTTGGGGTGATTATGATGCTAATACAGTACAAGTTTTATATTTTGATTACAAAACATATCACAACCAAGTATTTAAAATAAAGCAAACAGATCAAGGATTAATGAAGGCTATTGAAAAGCCAGATACATTTAATCCACCAGAAAATGATAACTTTGAAAGAGTATCAAGATCTATAGAGGTTTTATATAGTGGTGCTAAAGTATTAGGAACTAATACAATGTTAAAATGGGAACTAGCTGAAAACATGTCTAGACCATTAGCTGATACCACTAAGGTTAAAATGAATTACGCGATATGCGCGCCTAGAATTTATAAAGGTAGAATTGAGTCTATAGTTAGTAAGTGTATTGGATTTGCTGATATGATTCAATTAACTCATTTAAAACTACAACAAGTAATATCACGTGTAGTTCCAGATGGTGTATATTTAGATATGGATGGGCTTGCTGAGGTTGATCTTGGTAACGGTACAAATTACAACCCAGCAGAAGCATTAAATATGTATTTCCAAACTGGTAGTATTGTTGGTAGATCTCTTACACAAGAAGGTGATATGAATCCTGGTAAAGTACCAATACAAGAATTACAATCAGGT